GGTATTGACTTTATTTTTCGGTAACTGGGTAATAGCAAAATCGCCATATCTTTCTATGCGATTGCTGACCGGTTTTAAAATGAGATTTGTGTGATTCATCATTATCACCTCAGCTATTTTTAATAGCATCTTTCAACATTGCTATTAAATTTACTTCGATTTTTTCTTTTGGTTGTTGCTTTGGCCTAATAATAATTCGGCCATCGCTGACCATTCCCCTACATGTATCTACAGGAATACCACTTAAGCGTGAGTATTCATCAATTGATACATACGGAACAGGAACACTAACATTTATTGTAATGTTTTGCATATCGCCTCTTTAATCCGCTTGAAGTTCAGACTCAATAGCTACCATTCCGACAAGATGAACAATTCTCGCCATACTAGAAAGTGAGCGACCTTCTTTCTCAGCAAGCATTTCCAGCTCTCGACGCTCATCAGGGGAAAGACGTATCGGTACGGGATTTTTTGATACAAATCCCCTAGGAATACGTGATCGTTGAACATGTTTGACTTGTTTCATATTCATAATGATATATTGTGATCCACTAAGTTCCTGTACAACACAATCTAAGGAAGTTTTATTCTTATGTCAACAACAAAAGAGGAACTATTGTTCCTTATTGGTTCTAGGTTGCGCGAAGAAAGGGAAAAAACAGGTAATAGCCAAGAAGCTGTAGCATCTGTTTTTGGTATCTCTACACGCACTTGGGGAAAATATGAGAGAGGAGAAACAATGCCTGATGCAGCAACAATTACTCTTCTTGGCGAGAGATTTGGTATAGATATCTCATATGTACTTACAGGGAGACACTCCCCTCAAACCAACATAACAAACGAGGAACAGAAGTTAATAGAAAATTATCGTGCGATGGACAGCGCGGCGCAGTTAAATATGCAGGCGGTTAGCGATTCGTTCGCGCAGTCAAAGCCCAAAAAAAATGTAGTAGGATAGGATAATTAACTCAAACTTAAGGTAGAAAGATGAATAAAATATTTATTGCGATAATACCACTATTATATTCTGGTTATGCTTTATCAATAGAGTCCAACGCCAAAAATATAGAAACTTCAGACTGCCAATCTATTTCGGATAATACCCAAAGATTAAAATGTTTTGATTCCGCAGTTGTAGAAAAAACAGATAAAAATTCATCAACAAATACAAACTATTCTGATGATCCCGAAGGAGTACAAGAGGGCAACCCAACAGGTAATGTAGGAAATTGGAAAATAGAAAAAAGCCGATCACCTATTGATGACTCTTGGAATGTTTACGTTTTCCTTGCATCAAATGAGCCAATCAAAACTATGTTTAGGGAAATTACTTACCCTCATCTTTCAGCATTCTGCCGCGAGGGTAAGACAGAACTTTTTGTTGATTGGAGTACTTACTTAGGAATTAACGAAACACAAATGCTACAGCGTATTGATTCAGAAAAAGCAGTGAACAAAACTTTTTATATATCAACAGATAATAAAGGGGTGTTTTATCAAGGCAGTGTTATACCAGTTATTAAAAAATTAATGAAAAGCAAGAGGCTTTACCTACAAATAGTTCCATACAGCGATAACTCTGTAAACGCAACTTTCGATCTTGATGGGTTATCAGAGGCGATAAAACCACTTCGCCACGCATGTAAGTGGTAATAGCTAAAACAATAAATTATCGACATTAGCTACTGCCAGTGTCGATATCATATATATTTTATAAAGCTAATAAATTTCTTTAAATATATTCAAACTGATAAACAACAAATATTGGTAAAATAATGGCAGTCAGAAAACTAAAATCCGGTAAATGGATTTGTGAATGCTACCCCAACGGACGAGATGGAAACCGAGTAAGAAAACAGTTTGCAACAAAAGGCGAAGCACTTTCCTTTGAGCGTCGTATTACCCCCAAAGAACCTTTAGATATTTCCGTTGAAAATACACAAAAGTTGAGCGACTTGGTTAGTCGATGGTATGAATTACACGGCAAAACTCTACAGGATGGTACAGCACGTAAAGCAAAGTTAGATGCTGCATGTGAGCGACTAAATGATCCACTGGCTACTGATTTTGATAAGAATATGTTTGCTGTTTATCGTGAAGACAGATTAAATGGTAAATGGAATGCAAAAGGACGCAAGTCTCCCAGCCAATCTACAGTAAACAGAGAACAATCATACTTACATGCCGTCTTTTCTGAATTGACCCGTCTGGGAGAATGGGAGGGAAAAAACCCGCTTAATGGTATCCGACAATTTAAAGAATCCGAGCAGGAACTGGCATTTTTACATACCGGAGATATTAAGCGCTTATTAGTTGCTTGTGATAATTCCAGTAGCAAAGATCTCGGCAATATTGTGCGTGTTTGTTTGGCAACTGGGGCACGCTGGGGAGAAGCTCAAAGCTTAAAGCAATCACAGTTAATGAAATATCGAGTCACATTTACGAAGACAAAGGGCGGTAAAAACAGAACCATCCCTATATCCCAAAGGTTATATGACCGTCTACCAAAAAAACGTGGAGCGTTATTTTCTAATTGTTATGACGTATTCGAAACAGCTGTAAAGAAAGCAGGTATTGATTTACCTGATGGTCAATTAACGCATGTTCTACGACACACATTCGCCAGCCATTTTATGATGAATGGTGGCAATATTTTAGTTCTGCAACGCATATTAGGCCATAGCACAATTAATATGACCATGCGTTATGCCCACTTCTCCCCAGACCATCTTGATTTTGCCTTAACACTCAACCCTTACGATCAGATTGAAAATGATTAATTTCAAATGGCGACAACACGCTACATAGCTTTATATTAATACACATAGAGCAAATATAACCAGATGATTTTACTTAACTTATTGTTTTGTAGGACTCTAAAATAGTTTTTAAAATCCCTCGGCTGTAAGGCTGTGCGGGTTCAAGTCCCGCCCTGGGCACCATATATAAGTTTATTGATGTCTAATCAAGTAAACAATCTCTTAGAAAGACCTGATAAATCAATCAGGTCTTTTCTTTTTACATCTATTCTAGTCTATTGCAATCAATATGCACCAAGGGGCATAATCTGGGGCACCTGCACTTCTATTTTAAATGTGCCCCCATAATGAAACTAAACGCACGACAAATCGACACAGCAAAACCCAAAGAGAAAACCTATAAACTCGCTGATGGTGGCGGCCTCTATCTGGAAATCACTTCACGCGGTTCTAAATACTGGCGCATGAAATACCGCCGTCCTACCGATAAGAAAGAAGACCGACTAGCTTTTGGTGTATATCCGGTAGTGTCTTTAGCTGATGCAAGAATTAAAAGAGATGAAGCTAAAAAGTTGCTTGTTCAAGGTATTGACCCTAAAGCAGAGAAAAAAGGAGCACAATCCGAGTCAAAGGAGACATATACCTTTGAACTAATTGCCCGAGAATGGCACACAAGCAATAAACGATGGAGTGAAGATCACAGCAACCGAGTTCTGCGTAGCCTTGAACATTATATTTTTCCTCATATTGGTACGCTCGATATATCTACTTTAAGAACAAGCCACCTTTTAGCTCCGATCAAAGCCGTTGATGCCGATGGTAAACATGACATTGCCCAACGATTGCAACAGCGTGTTACTGCTATTATGCGTTATGCCGTCCAGAATGATATTCTTGAATCCAGCCCTGCCAATGATATGGCTGGCGCTCTCACTACAGTGAAATCCAACCATCACCCTGCCCTATCCCATGAACGTTTACCCGAATTTCTTACCCGCATTTCTTGCTATCGAGGACGCTTAATCACTCGCCTCGCAGTAGAACTAACTTTACTCACGTTTGTTCGTTCTAGTGAGTTGAGATTTGCGCGTTGGGGAGAGATAGATATTGAGAGGGCTATCTGGTGTATACCCGCAACAAGAAAACCCATTGAAAAGGTCAAGTTTTCTGAACGTGGCATGAAAATGAAAACAGAGCATATTGTACCATTGAGTCGTCAGGCTGTTTCTATCATCGAAACCTTATACGGGCTGAGTGGCGATTGTGAAGTGATGTTCCCTAACGATCATGACCCAAAGAAAGTCATGAGTGAAAGCACAATTAATAATGCCTTGCGCGTTATGGGCTATGACACCAAAACAGAAGTCTGTGGACATGGATTTAGAACAATGGCACGCGGTGCTATGGGTGAGTCTGGATTATGGAATGATGACGCAATAGAACGCCAGTTAAGCCATGTAGAAAGAAAAAAGGTTAAGGCTGCATACATTCATACTTCTAAACATTTAGATGAAAGGCGGTTAATGGTTCAGTGGTGGGCGGACTATTTGGATGCAAATAGAGAAAAACATATAACACCGTATGATTTCGCTAAAAAGAGCCGGAAATAGCTTTGTATAAAGTCACAAATTGGATACTTGTAAGGCTGGATGAATAGACAGTGATAATTGTCTTTAGTAGACTATCCAAGACGTTAAAGAATAAAGCTATGCCTAGGGTCGCTCCCGAAAACCCGTACACCTCTACGGACTGGCATAGCTCCTACAAATAGAGGACGTGAGGTGACACGATGACTAGGGATGTTGAAATCCAATTCGTTACTTTCAGGGATGTGGTTCTAACAATTAAAAGTAAGTTACTTGGTGCTGATTTGGTTGAAGCTGCAAAATGGTTACAGAAATATATCCATCCCAATAGATTGATGCGTAGAAATTCGTATATATCTGGAATACCTCCACTCATTTTCTTTGATGAAAATAAAAGAGTTTGTGTTGAGCAGCATGAAATGAAAGGTGAATTACTATCAATGATAATTGGTTTTCCGGTGCTATTTAATGAAAGATGTTATTCAACTTATGGTTTCGATAAAAACAGACTAATTTCCTTTTTTAAGAATCATAAAATAGATATAGATTTTCCTATCACCGATTCACCTATTGGAATGATGACATTAGCAGATGAGAAAGAAGATAGTAAAGATGAAATCATAGAAGAGCTTCGTAAAGAAATTGATTTATTACGCAAAGCTAACGAATTAAATTCAAAAGATGATATCTTATTTTTGAACAATTTTAGACAAGACGATCCATTAGCTCTTGCTATAGAAATAAGAAATAAAGAATGGGTTGGATATAATCCTGATGATAAATCAACCCGAGGTAATCAAGAGAGTATCATAACAGCTCTTGTTGATCGGGGTTTTTCAAAGAAACAAGCTGAATGTATAGAGCTTGTGGCGTGTCCAATAAAGAGATAACAAAGTTACTATCAGGGTAGATTATCCATCTGCCCTTATCCTTCAAGTAAGCTCCTATTACCCTCACAGTAAATTACCCTGAACCCTAAAGATCTTGCTATCAGGGTATATTCTTATGCCAACATCGCTCTTGTAATTTGAACGTACATAGGAGTAAACAAAATGGCTAAAAATTTTATTCGTCTACCCGAAGTTCAACGCAGAACTGGTTATAGCAAGGCGTGGATTTACAGACTTATCGCAGATGATAAATTCCCAAAGCAAGTTAAAATCGGTACTCGCTCAGTCGCTTTTGTTGAATCAGAAATTGATAGCTGGATAGATCAACGTATCGCGGAATCTCGCGGTGAGGTAATGTAATGAAAAAATTCATATTACCTACTGACGAACAGAGGAAATATGTTCTTTCCGTTTATGGAGAATTCGAGCGAAGAATAAGGGAAGCAGAGAGAAAAAGACTAACGAGTATATCGAGAGGACATTGCCACAAATTAGAAAGTCTAGGTCTATTTCCCCCTCGTTGTCATTTTGGTCGTAATTCCTGCGCGTGGCTTTTAAGTGATGTTTTATGGTGGATACGTAATCCTCCAACTATAGAAAACGTGAATAACCCATATAGCCGTAAACCAGCTAATTAAGGAATAACATCATGAAAAAAATTACTGCCTTGGTTGGCAACGGTCAAATTTACTCTAAATTCAGCCGGAGCGATATTTTGAATAATGAATTGTTCTGTAAAGATGCAAATAAATCTGCTTTAGCAATGCCAGAAGTAATTATTGTTGGCAATAAACCAGTAACGACTTCTCAGGCAATTGGAAAATATTTTAAACGTGACCACGACAAAATAATAAAAAGAATTGAAAATCTAGATTGCTCTGACGAATTTTTAACCCGCAACTTTCGGCGGGTTCAATATTGGCATCGTGGTAATGAGTATGATTCCTATGAAGTAACAAAAGATGGTTTTTCATTCCTTGTAATGGGCTTCACTGGCAAGAAAGCGGCTGCGTTCAAAGAAAACTATATCAAACAGTTTAACTACATGGAGAACTGGATCACCGAACGCCTGGAAACTAAGGCCGAGTATCGCAGTCTTGCTGATGCTGTGAAGTTATACATTGAGCGTAACGGTGATGATCAGCGAGGACACACCTATAGCAATGAGTTTTATTTCCTTAATACGCTTGTACTTGGTGAGTCTCCGAAACGGTGGGCTAAAACTCGCGATATTCACACAAGGCAAATTCGGGACAATATGAGCACGGAGCAGTTGGAATTACTTACTTATTTGGAAATGCGTAGTGCTGCTTTATTTGATCTGGATATTCCTAAAGACGAAAGAAAACAGAAGCTAACAAAACTAACTCAACGTTGGTTAGCTAAACGCATGGAGGCTAAATAGTGATGCCGGTAAATATCATGGAACATTTAATGTTCCAACCTAACAATCACGTTAATCCACTGATAAATATTCAGACTACGAATATACAGTCTGGTCAAAGTTTGCAGCCACCATTTAGTGGAGTACAAAAAGAAAAGGATAGCACGGCGAATACTACCCTTAAAATAATCAGCTTTTTGCTTCGTGAAGCAAATCAACGCATTAATGATGCCTCAAATCTGAGGAACGAAGTAAATCAATTAGTTAACTTACCCTCTTTTAGAGGAGCGGTTAACCGAGGTAATAAGATTTACTCAGTTAACCAGACAACTAATTGTTGGTTGGTTCAAGAGTTAGATTCGATACCTCTTGCTTGTAATTCTTTACGGATAATGCGCTTTATCCATGCAGAAACAGAAGCGTCGCCATCTTGGGCTAACGCTGCTTTTATTCCTTGCTCAAGGGATGGTTCTACTCTTAATGCGATTTGCTTATTTCCCTTTCCTGATATCCTAATGGTTGACACTTGGTTTACTCCTGTTTATATTGCCTTCGTATACCAAGTGTATGACAAGTGTGAACCAAAAACAACGCCCCGAAGTAAGGCTAACACTATCGAGGCGTCTAACCAACAACCGTTAATACAGGTAACGATTATGGCTATACAACAGCATAACCAAACTCGCCTTAAATTTACATTCCTAATTGCGTCAAGCAATCAACGATTGGTGGATAGCGAAAATGAAGCGAGTCTACTGGTGGGTAAGTCTAATCTGGTGTTTGTATCGCGTCATCTGAAGTTCGTGATGGCTTTGATAACCTCGTCATTATGCCAACTATCCGTCTCACCAAAGAATACACCTGCGCAAGGAGAGCTTAATTATGTCTGATATCTATAACTACCTAGCACGCTGTGACTTTAACAACATGAGCACTGAGGAACTTAAAGATTTGCGCAAGCATTCAGAAGGGGCGCACAGTTCGATTATGGCGGGATTATCTACTTTGGGGGAGTTGGCTTTCTGGTCAACGGACAAGGATAATAAAGAATATTCAGGTGATCAGGCCAGGAGTGATTTACGCCGCTCAATGGTTGAGATATTTAACCAACATGACACACCCTATAGTCCTAGCGGAATAAACAACGCGATTAACGCAATGAAATTGCAACTCCCTGTTATCAGAGAGCAACTCAGGGAAATCATCGGATTTAGTAATGGTATTTATGATTTATCGACGAAGGTGTTTAAGCCTCACCAACCTGAACACTGGCTAATGAACCATAATGGCATTGAATTTACTCAGCCCGTAAAAGGGGAAAATTTGCAGGCACACGCTCCGAATTTTTACCGCTGGTTATCCCATGCCGCGAGTAATGATGTGAACAAGATGGCCCGCATTAATGCCGCCCTGTTTATGATATTGGCAAACCGTTATGACTGGCAGCTATTTATTGAAGTGACAGGCGAAGGCGGTAGCGGTAAAAGTGTGTTTACTTATATCGCGACTTTATTAGCCGGTGAACACAATACCGCAAGCGGCAATATGAAAGCACTGGATGAAGCTAGGGGACGTTATCAGTTTGTCGGAAAAAGTCTTATCACATTACCTGATCAGGTCAAATATGTCGGTGAGGGGGCTGGTATCAAAGCTATTACGGGCGGTGATTTAATTGAAGTTGACGGCAAATATGAAAAGCAATTTTCAACGATTATTAAAGCCGTTGTATTAGCCACAAATAACGAGCCAATGAGCTTCACCGAGCGTAATGGCGGTATTGCAAGGCGGCGTGTCATATTTCCTTTTAATAATCCGGTTAAGGAATCAGAGAAAGATCCATTATTGTCTGAAAAGATTAGCCGTGAGTTACCTATCATTATTCGTTATTTGCTGGGGGAATTTGCCAGCCAGGAGAAGGCGAGAAAATTACTGCATAAGCAACGGGATTCAGGGGAAGCCCTCTCAGTGAAGAGTCACTCAGACCCATTATATAACTTTTGCGGTTATCTGGTTTCATTGGGTGAAGCTGCTGGCATGAAAATGGGGAATAAGAACATCGTTCCAAGAGCGCCCCGTATTTACCTGTATCATGCTTATCTGTCTTTTATGGAGGCTTACGGATTTGATAGGCCGCTCACATTAACAAAGTTCGGTGAATCCATGCCAAAGGTGATGCAGGAATACCAAAAGGATTACCGAAAAGTCAGAACTAAACAGGGTTATTTTTACAACGTCAATTTAGGTGATGAGGCTGAAGAATGGCTTCCTGCTGTACCTGAACGCAGAGACTTATAACCAACCCTATATAAAGTTTTGACGTTAAGTATGCACCCTATACACAAAATCATATAATTAATTGATTTTAAATACAAAAATAGGGTGTATAGTTATCTTTCACCTGTACACCAACTATGCATGCTATACACCAATAATTAACGGTAAGGGTGAACAGGGTGTACGGCTGGTGAATACAGTGTTAACCCTCGCAAAGCAAGATGTATCAAGGCTTACAAAGAAATATGTATAAGGTGCACAGTTGAGAGGCTCAAAAAGATTTTCAGGGGGCTATCCTCTGGCTGGCATAAATAATTATTTTTTTATTTTTCAGGGGGCATCAAGCCAATTACACAAGAAGATATAAGAACACATTACGATTATCATAATATTATTCAGTTAGACGATTTACATACGGCTGAATATCGTCAGTTGGTAAATGGTCACGCTTTTTTCTTTCAAGATTCTGGTGGCTGTTTAAGACATTCCTTATCACAAGAAATATTGGCGGCCAATAAAGAGCAATGAGATGTTTTAATGGAACAGTTATAGGGATTCAGAAATATTATAAATGATGTACCTGAATGACTGAGTGAAAAATAATATACTTATAGCCGAGCCTTATAAACTCGGCTTTTGATATAGCTATATCAAAGTAAGCCAATTAAACCTGTAACGCCAGCTCCGACAATACTTGCTACAGTATTATTCTCTAAAAACTTTATTAGCACATTTTTAGCTTCCTTATCACCGGATTGAGCAATTTTTTCAGCTATATCCTGAATGCTGATGTTGGTAATTTGAGAATTATTATTACCAACCTGCACCTGATGTCCTGATATATTGCCAATATTAAATAACGTTTCGTAATTCTGCTACACATGGCCTTCTTCAACCCATTGTTATACATAGAATTATGAGTGATATAAGATGTAGCGCTATTTTGGAATCTTATTTAACGACTGAGTTATGATTTTTTGATTTATGTTCACTGGCTGTCATAATCTCTACTTCCATAATTAACATGTGCTTGTGTTTAGTGCCAACTTGTAGTGTTCCACCGGGTAAAAATGAAACATCCAACACTTTAAGTTCAATTACTCGTTTGCCTGATTTTTGAGTAATTGTATCGCCTATCCCAACATCAGGTTCATCTGTATAAGGAATTTTGACTGTATTCCCTTTTCTACTGGCACTATGTTCTGTGTTATCAATAATTATAATTTCAGGATATGCCAACGCATTAAGATTAAAACTCATGTAAGCCTCTCAGTAAACTATTTACGTTTTCTTGCCGTTGTTCGTGAGATATTAACATAAAGTTTTGTAAATATTTTGCTCTCATGTTATCGCATGTTTTGCGCCTCAAGATAAGGGGGTTTTTTATTATTTTTCATGGTGTTAAATGGTTGGTGCTGCGACGTGTAGGTACGTCTTTTGTTTCAGTTATTCCATGCTGACATCCTTAAAGCGGTGGTTCTGACAGCTACCGTTTTTTTAAACCTGCATGAACAGCAAACCCCTTAACCTACATGCAGAGACACCATGAAAAAATTACTTGAATTGCGCCAGCAAAAAGCCGCTCTAACCTGTCAAATGCGCACCCTTCTCACTAAAGCAGAAGACGAAAAACGCTCACTGACCGAGGATGAAGCGAAACAGTTTGATGAACTGCACAGCCAATCTGACACGCTGAATACTAAAATTGTCCGTTATGAAGCTCTCGCCGATGAAGAACGCTCCCAAGTGGGTAACCCTGTTCAGAAATGTGATCGCCTCAGCAATGACGAATTGCGTACTTATATTCTGACAGGCGAAACCCGTTCACTGTCTACCAGCGTTCCGGTTGATGGAGGTTATACTGTCATCCCTGAACTGAACAAGCAGATCATGCAACAACTTGCTGATGAATCAGTGATGCGTCAAATCTGTACGGTGAAAACCACACGCAGCAGCGAATATAAGCAGTTGGTTTCAGTTGGTGGCGCAGCAGTGGCGCATGGGGAAGAAGGCAAAGTACGCGATGAGACAACAACACCAAAAATAGAAGAAATCAGCATTAAGCTGTTCCCTATCTACGCCTATCCCAAAACGACACAAGAGATTATTGATTTTAGCGACGTTGATATTCTGGGCTGGCTGACCTCAGAAATTGGCGACACCTTTGTAGACACCGAAGAAACGGATCTTGTGAGTGGTAACGGCAGTAAAAAAGCAAAAGGCTTCCTCTCTTATCACCGTGACACGAAAGGCGACAAGACACGTGATTTTGGTACCCTGCAAAAGCTGGAAGTCACCACCCTTGAGGCCGACAGCCTGATTGATCTTAAGTTCTTGCTTAAGATCAAATATCGCAAAAACTCAGTGTGGGTGATGAATTCCAATACTGCTGCTAAGGTGCAAAAGCTGAAAAATGGCAACGGGGATTATATCTGGCGTGAGCGTTTACAGGCGAGTGATCCCGATATGTTGTTGGGCTTGTCTGTCCACTATCTCGAATTTATGCCGGATGGTGTTATTGGTCTGGGCGACTTTAAGCGTGGTTATTTCATTGTTGACCATGAGACCGGCACACGTACCCGTCCCGACAATATCACCGAACCAGGATTTTATAAGGTACATACTGACAAATATTTGGGCGGTGGTCTGGTGGATTCCAACGCAATAAAGATCCTTGAAGTAAGCGAAAGTCCCCTATGAGAGATAGGATGAATAAAAATTTTGAAATTCGCACTGCGTCTTTATCCGCTGCTAATAAAAAGCTAGTGGGGTATGTTATTAAATGGAACAGCCGATCCCAAGTCTTGTGGGACGAGTTTGTTGAGCAGTTTGCTCCGACTGCCTTTAATGCCAGTTTAACTTCTGGTGCAGATGTCAGGGCACTTTATGAACATGATCACATGAACCTATTAGGCCGTACCACATCCGGTACGTTACAGCTTGCCGAAGATGCCACCGGATTACGTTTCGAGTTAATACCGCCTGATACACAATTGGGGCGCGATGTACTTACGCTGGTGGAGCGGGGTGATATCTCCGGTATATCCTTCGGATTTAGGTCACTGAAAGATCATTGGGATATCGATCAATCACCCTATGTCAGAACGGTATTGGAAGCTGAATTACGGGAAATCACCGTGACCAGCTTACCCGCCTACCCCGAAAGCGGGGTGGAAATTGCCAAGCGCTCACTGAATGCAGCTAAACCCTGTGATGCTGATTTGCGTCACTACTGGCTACAACTGTCCGAGGTGTAACCATGTGGCCGTTTAAGCGAAAAGTCCCAGAAACCCGAAACATGACCCTTGATAAGTTTCTTTCCCTGGCGGGTATCTCTAACACCAAATCGGGTGAACATGTTTCCCCATCCACGGCGGAGGGCTTACCTGCGGTAATGAATGCCGTCACCGTGATCAGTGAAGCCGTGGCAACGATGCCTTGTTATCTCTATCGGGTACAGCACCAGAACGGGACCGAATCACGCGAATGGCTCAGTGATCATCCGGTTGATTACCTGCTAAATGAGTGTCCGAATGACTGCCAGACACCATTTCAGTTTAAACGTACCTTGATGCGTCATTGTTTGCTGAATGGTAATGCCTATGCGGTGATTGTCTGGGGGCGGGATGGTCAGCCTCAATCCCTGCATCCTTACCCGCCGTCTTCGGTAGTGTCTCAACGGCTATCCGATCACCGGTTCGCGTACACCATCACAGAACCCTACAGCGGCAAGGTGAAAACTTACTTACAGGAAGAGATCCTGCATTTGCGCTATGCCACCGAAGACGGCTTTCTTGGGCGCTCGCCTGTCACCATTTGCCGTGAAACATTGGGCTTAGGGCTGGCACAACAACGCCACGGTGCCAGTATCATGAAAGACGGCATGATGGCGTCAGGGGTAATTAAATCCGCGGATTGGCTGGATGGTGCAAAGGGCGCCAAGGCACTGGAAGCCCTGGAACGTTACAAGGGGGCTCGCAATGCGGGTAAAACCCCTATTCTTGAAGGCGGGATGGAATACCAGCAATTGGGGATGAGTAACCAGGATGCCGAATGGCTGGCCTCTCGTCGTTTCACGATTGACGATATCGCTCGGATGTTCAACGTCAGCCCGATCTTTTTGCAGGAGTATTCGAACAGCACTTACAGCAACTTTAGCGAAGCTTCCCGCGCCTTTCTGACTATCACCATGCGTCCGTGGCTTGCCAACTTTGAGCAACAAATTAAATCGGCCTTGCTGATAGCATCCCCGAAGCGGGGTATTCGTTATCAGGTGGAGTTTGATACCGCCGATTTGCTTCGGGCCAATCCAAGGGAACGCTTCCAGAGCTACGAAACCGCGATTAAATCCGGGGTGATGTGCCCGAATGAAGCCCGCGAACGTGAGGGATTATCTCCCCGTAAAGGTGGTGACGAATTCAGTCAGGCGTGGAAGCAAACCGTTGAAGTGAAGAAGCCCACTGAACCGGAGGACAAAGAATGAGGGCAGGCAGATTAAGGCATCAGGTGACTATCCAGAAAAATGAAATCAGCCGTGATGACTTCGGCTCAGTGATTAATAAATGGGTGGATGTTGCCACCGTCTGGGCGGAAGTGAAAGCAATTAGCGGACGGGAACGAATGGCTTCCGGTGCGGTGTTCTCAGAAGCCACCGTACGTATCTGGCTGCGTTATCGTGCTGATGTGACCACAGCGAACAGCATTACCTATCACGGAGCAAACACGAGGGGAACAGCTTTTAGCATTATGGCGGTTATCCCTGATTCCAAACATACCCGCTTAGAACTGCTTTGCAAAGGAGGCGTATTCAGATGACGGAGATTAAAATCCCCCTGAACGAAATCAAGCGACATTGCAGACTGGATGAAAGCGACACCCTTGATGATGAGTTATTGATGGGCTATGCCGAAGCTGCGTTAGAAGTCTGCCAGCAACATATTGGTAAGCGGTTTGACGAAGGCTTGGTCTTCACCCCTGCGATTAAAGTGGGCTGCCTGCTTTACATCAGCTTGCTATATGAGAATAGAGAGATGGCAACAGATGCAGATCTTAAAGAAGTACCGTTCACCATTAAATCGTTGTGGTCGGTTTATCGTGATGTGGGGGTGTACTAATGCCGTGGTGCCCCTTAAAGCGTTGTGCCTATCCCGGATGCAAACAGCGCGTAAAGTCGGGTCGATGTGATGAGCACAAACGGGAAGCCCGACGGGTACAAGACAGCAAACGAGGAACACGAACAGCACGCGGCTACAGTAATCAATGGGGTCAGTATCGGTTGATGTATTTGAAAGCGAATCCCTTATGTGTGATTTGCCTGAAAGCCAATATCTACACCCCTGCAACCATTGTTGACCACATTATCCCGATAGACGGTGACAGTGATGTGTTGTTCTGGCCCGATTTTAATCACCAATCAATATGTCATAGCTGCCATAACACCAAAACGTTTAAACAAGACCCGATAACCAAACAAAAGCGTAAGAACGGCGAATATCGCGAATGGGAAGAAAGAGCGGTACAGCGTCATGATTGGATATATCAGTAATGAACGAACAACAAATAAATCAATGGGTTAAAGGGTTATTGAAACACAGTGAACTCTATCGACGATCAAAACAGATTGCCGCCTGAGAAACCCGTAGCGAGGCGTGCAAGTCAGCGTGAAGGGGCTAATGGTATGTTTCAGGGATCGTTAGGAGAGCGTATAGAGGGGGTAGGGGCATCAAAAATGACAAACGCCCCACTCGCCGGAACCGATGCTCCCCTCAAATTTTTACGCACGGCATTTTTTTTGAAAATAATTTGATAGGAAAATAAAAGAGTTATGGCAAGAGCACCCAAACCCCCCACTTATCTTAATGACATTGCCACCAAAGAGTGGAAGGCCAAGGCGAAAGTGTTATCAGAGCGTGACGATCTCACCCCTGCCGACTGGAATAATCTTGAATTGTATTGCGTCAACTATGCTATGTACCGGAAAGCCGTTGCCGACCTGGACGAACGAGGATTCAGCATTGCAAACAGTCAGGGCAGTGAAAGCCGTAATCCTTCATTAAGTGCTAAGGCTGATGCGGAAAAAATCATGATTAAAATGTCGTCTTTGCTAGGCTTTGATCCGGTATCACGGCGTAAAAACCCCGTAGAAACCGAGGAAGAGGACGAGTTAGATCGCCTATGAACGCCTGGGAACACTACGCCGAAGACGTAAGAATGGGCAAAATTCCGGCGTGTAAGCGTCTGAAACAAGCTGTTGAACGCTATTATAGTGACCTCAATAATCCGCTTTACACGTTTGATACCGCAATTGTAGAGCGTTTTATCGGGTTTTCTCGTGTCTGTCCGCACGTTAAAGGGCACTTGCGAGGGAAGCCGATAGAACTTGAACCGTGGCAGCAATTTGCCTTTGCTAACCTATTAGGCTTCAAAGTCAACACTACCGGGCGAAGAAAATACCGCAGTGCTTATATTCAGGTACCGAGAAAAAACTCCAAATCGACGGTCGCCGCGATACTGGCTAACTGGTTTCTGGTCATGGAGAACGGACAGCAAGATATTTACACCGCCGCCGTGAGTCGGGATCAAGCCCGTATTGTGTTTGATGATGCCCGTCAAATGTGCCTGCTATCAAAACCCCTGAAAAAACGCGTAACAATACAGCAGCATAAAGTGGTTTACCCCAAAACAAATAGCCTGTTAAAGCCCCTTGCAGCTAAAGCGGCCACCATTGAAGGCACGAACCCCAGTCTTGCTATTGTGGATGAATACCATTTGCACCCGGATAACGCGGTTTATTCAGCCCTTGAATTGGGGATGGGGGCACGTCCCGAAGGTATCCTGTTTGCCATTACCACCGCAGGCAGTAACGTTATTTCGGCCTGTAAACAACACTATGATTATTGCTGTCAGATCCTTGATAGTGAAGAACAAAACGAATCGTTATTTGCCCTGATTTATGAACTGGATGATGAAAGCGAAATTGACGATGAAAGACTATGGAGTAAAGCCAATCCGAATCTGAATGTCTCGGTTGACGCGGATGCACTGCATGACACGATACAAAAAGCGCGAGGGATTCCCTCACAATGGACGGAAATGTTGACCAAACGCTTTAATATCTGGTGTCAGGGAGAAACGCCGTGGATGGGTGAAGGGGCCTGGCTTGCCTGTCAAGCTGACTATGAAGAATCTGACCTGTACGGGCGGGAATGTTACGCCGGACTGGATTTGTCTTCTACAGGAGATATCACCAGTGTGTGCTATACCTTCCCGGTAGAAAACGAGTTGTTATTACTCACCCGCCATTACCTACCCGAAGCACAATTACAGCACCCCGCCAATAAGAACCGGGCCATTTATCGTCAATGGGCGAAACAAGGCTGGTTACGCATTACACCGGGCGACTGTATTGATTATGACCGAATACGGGATGACATTTTAAAAGATAGCGGACGGTTTAGCATCAAACTGACGGGCTTTGATACCTGGAACGCTACCCATTTAAGAACCCAGTTACAGGGTGCCGGTCTGGATGTTGAGCCATTCCCACAAACTTATATGCGATTTAGCCCCGTTGCCAAGTCTGCCGAGGTGTTTGTTAACCGTAAGGTCATTCGTCACAACGGTGATCCGGTTCTGACATGGGCCATGAGTAATGTGGTGATGGAGACGGATGCTAACGCCAATATCAAACCGAACAAGAAGAAATCGGCGAACAAGATAGATCCGGCGATTGCTTTTTTGGTGAGTTTCGGTACATGGCAAATTGAGCATGAAGATTTTGCTTTCAGTCTCAGTGATGAGCAAAGACAACGCCTTGTAGAGTTTAACGGCATATAAAATATAAATAATCCTGCTTATTTGACTCTTGAGTCAGATAATACAATCGGTTAAAGTAATGTTGTCATTGGCAAAATCCAGTGACCAAGGTTTTGCAGCCTTGCGTTCATGGACGCTGGTAAGAAGTTTTTACCAGTGTGCCTGCTATCGCCCTTCTATGGCGGTTCAGGCAGGGGAGGCTCACGCCTCGCCGGACATGAACGCCGGTCTGCAAACCCTGTTTGAATCGCCACCACCAGGGGAAAGGTAAGCAGGAATGACTAAAAATAAAAATGACTGGCATACCGCTGATATCATCGCGGCTTTACGTAAGCGTGGCACCACCTTAGCGGCAGTATCACGTCAGGCAGGGCTTAGTTCGTCTACATTAGCGAATGCTTTATCTCGTTCGTGGCCTAAGGGAGAGTGGATTATTGCAAACAGCCTTGGAATACATCCCTCAGAAATCTGGCCTAGCCAGTATTTTGATGTGAACGGTCATCTTATTGAACGTAAAGCTCGAAATTAATATGTTATTTAGTTGTCATGCAGCCAGCGTAAGTTGCTGGCCGCTATTGATTAATATGATAAGCAGTAGTCGGGATCGTTATTAAAAGTGAAATGAGCTTGAAGAATTTCATTAGTCCAAACTAACATTAAACATAAACCTGAATTTTTAACTCCTCATTTTCTAGATTCGTCTCCTGCATATCCTCCGTATAGAGCATTCATTTTATTTTCGTAATCCTCTCCAAACTTAGAATGCTCAATAAGTAAAATAACAAATGACCTTTCATTTTAAAAACCTAAAGATTATTAGCTGGTTATTATTTTAAGGTATTAAATATGTTCTTCAAGTAATGTTTTCTACAGCATCGAAGTTGTATTCTAAATAGAGTAACAGATACAGGAAAAACTTGGTAGAATATAAATTTCCCTATCTTGCAAGAAGAGCAAAGTATGAAACCTATTTTCAAAAGAACATTAGAAAATTTCAATAGTTTAAACACATCTGTATCATCCCCCCATCCTTCCGATGAAAGCTATATCAAAGAAATTCTCAAATTTCTCAAAAATGAAGGGAATGAATTAACCTCTAATGACATATTTACTTGGGGAAGTAGTCACAATTGGGATAATCAATTTACTAAAAAAGTTTCTGATTGGGCAGATAAGATTAACTCTGGTGGGAGGGTTATTATTAAACATCCAAGGTTGGGTGAGAAATTTAAGCAAGAATTACGTTCCCTTAAATAGCTAATTAATATCATTGAGGCCGCACATCGCGGTCTTTTTTGATAATTACAGTTGGGTTTTTTCTATTCTTCTTTCATGCTGCATAATTAACCAATTATACCTTATGTTACTTTCTACAAGGTATCATATAAGCAACAATTGGCTTGTGAAATCAATACAATAAATTGATAAACCTACTCTTCTAGACTTGAACCAGTGTCCAAGTCATTAAAACGACATTTATACTTGACTATTCTTAAGACTTATAGTTTTTGTTCCAATAGCTTGATGAAATATCAGAAAACTTATAAAAATATGTAAATTCAAATAGATAATGAAATTAAAGGAGTAAAATGATACGGGGGCATAAAAAGGGGCACAAAATTAATAACTAAAAATAAATTCAATATATTCAATTGGTTAATGAAATTTGCCAGTCCCGCCCTGGCACCATATAAAAACTTGCTGTAAAACAGTGAGTTAGGAAAAAGAAAAGGCCACCGCAAGGTGGCTTTTTTGTTGATACAAATCACACTTCACTATTCGTTCACTATATCTTTTCGCTATATTTTCACTTCGGCACCTCTGCCATTTATATGAAGCCGGGAGACCGTCTTTCACCTTTCAATCGGCAAATACTTATACACAGTAGACAGTGATGTATTGTAAATCAGTGATAGTTGTTTCCGTGTGTGACCTTTAGCCAGCAGTCTCATAGCCTGTTTCCTGTCTTCAGCTGATAACGATACCGGTCTGCCTCCAACTCTCCCCTGAGCGCGAGCTGCTATTAAACCTGCGTTTGTTCTTTCAACAATCAGTTCCCGCTCCATTTCGGCCAATGCACTCATCACATGAAAGAAGAATCGCCCCATAGCTGTACTTGTATCGATACTGTCAGTAGTGCTGCTTGCTGTTGCTTGGCATCATTGATTTGATGAGCTTTGAGTAAGTCTTTATCAACTACCCACTCTTTGCCGTTCCACGTATCAAAATCAGTAGGTGGCTTATTGAATGTAAGTGTGTCAGGCAATTCCCCAATTTCTGTTATCTCAATCGGAGCGCAAGTTTTCGTATCGTAAGCTGTCTTTCAGCGATAATCCGGTAATATTTCCCAGCATTTACCATCCATGCTACGACAAACCGCTTCATCATCAGATTGTGGAAGTTTGGGCGCATCGGGATAAGCACCCGCTGATAAGCTAACACCAAGCATCACATATTCAATATCTGAAGCTGTGAATTCTCTTGTTATCTGATTAGAGTGATAAGCCTTAATCCATCCTGCTTGGGTAGCTAAACCGTCTTTGCCCAAAACTACTACTTCATGTTCTAAAGAATATTTTTGTTCTGTCATTATGCTGCTCTCACTATGTAATTAAATGCGACGTTGCGGGGGCGGGTTTCAGCCCCACCCACTGAGTTTGTATCGATAGACCTGTGATTGATGATTGAACCATGAATATCAGCAGAAACGGGAAAGGAGCCAGCCGTGGGATCAAAACCCTTTAGCCCCCAAGTTCGCTCAAAATAATGGTTGTGTGACTTAAAATCATCGGCCTGGGTTGACAGCAAACTTCGCCTTGAATCAACGCCTCTCTCATCATCCCACCCGCGAATAAATTCTCCGCGCAAATCGGGCAGCTGCCCGGATGAAAATACAGACGCCAGAGCAGGATAAGCCGCTTTATCGAACTTCGCGCCATTGCATTTCAGCCAGCCCGTTGGTGGCGTTGCGAGCGGGTACGGAACAGGAACACCAACCGGAAGCGTAGAGCCCTCCCCTAAACCCAGGTTTTTTATAAACTCACTTTTATTAGGGATATCTGCACCGTTTTGGTCTTTTGTCAGTCTGTTGCTGATATCTGATGCAAGCGCATTGATAGATTTGAGCTGAATAGTCTTACCCTCCGGAGTAGTAATTGTGATTACTCCAGTCTCCGTCATCCACTTATTCAGATTAAACAACAGCTCATCTGTATAACCAAGCTGTGCTGTGACTTTCCGAGCAGCATCTGAATAAGTATCGGGAACCGATGTTTGAATAAAATATGTAGCATTAGAAACAACATCCGGGAATTTATCGATTAAGACTAATTCAGTATCACTATTAACGTTTTTAATTGCTGATAACTTAAAAGCATTCCCGACTTTGATTAAAATAGTCTGAGCCGGAGCAACACCGAATTTATTATCTTTCCAGTGCGTCCCAGTTCCGGTTGCAATATCTGAGTTGGCAGCAATTGAAATTGTGCCGAAGTTGTATGAAGACATGATTATTCCTTAATGATTAAAAATTGAAATAGGTTTCAGCATCAATGTACAATGATTTATGAAGAGATATATGTCGCATACCCATAATACCCCCTTTGTATTTTAATATCTTTAGAAATGCATGGCGTTATATATTTCCTGTCAACTCTACCAACAGCTATTACTTTATTATTTCTTTTATAAATGGACTCCCCGAAATTACATGGCGTGTACATGGGCCTTGATATACCGGGTATCGCAACTTTATCCCCTTCATTATATCCATTTAAGGATACAGATACAGGACGCGTCAATACACCCACGGCTGATGAAAATCTAATATTATTAGAATTATCTCTAATTCTTAAACCATATTTATCATTACGCAAATCATTTTCAAAATTTAAATTCGAAAAAATAACAACTTTAAATTTCCCCGAAGTCATATCAGCTGATTTTGGATTTCTGACCTCCAATGTGATTTTCGGTGTTCGTTCATATCCACGATAAATATTTAAAGCAACAAATGCATTATTGTCATCAGTGTAGAAGAATGGAAGGCAATTATTAAAATTTAATCTACTATCAATAACGCTCAAATTGAACTCACCACTCAATGTAAGTTCTTTCTTATGTGATACGTAGCTGTATTTAATATCTGAATTTAAAGACGAAAAATTAGTATTCCCCGATATCCTTAATCCGTGATTCCCTCCCGATATTGTCGGCCATGCAATTATGACAATATATTTTATGAAATGATTTTTCCCCGTATCTAAAAATTCAGGCCAATAAAATGTAAGATACCCCTGACTATCGCGAGTAACAGATAGATCTTTCCCCCCGTCAGGATAACTTGCAGGTCCATCATCTTTCCATTTTATTTCACCAAGTTTATGGGACGATATTGCATAATCGTGGCCGGGTGGTATTGGATTTGGGCATTTCCACCAGGTATTCCATCCGTTTCCCCAGATGCCCGGCGTGTCTGGCGTAATAACTCCGACGCTCACAATGTAAGCTGGCGCTGTTTTTTCATTAAATATAAACCTTGAAAAATCAAAAGGGTTTGTAATTCTTAAACCGTATTCACTCATAAGAATTCACCCAATTCGATTATTGGAACACCTGAACCATTGAATATATATATCCCCGTGTTAGTTATCCTCATCTTGTAGCCCCCAGACACACCATTTACTTCAAAAACTCCATTTTTCATATCAATACGCAGCCCGGATTTATTCGGCACATAATTAATAGATTTAAGGTCAACACTAACTAATAACTCTTGAATTGTTGCACTGTCAATAAATGCACTGCGCATGAACACTTGCCCGTTCTTGATAAAGAAGACAGATTCAAGCTTTCCGTTCGCAGGATTGAAAACAGCAAATGTCTCTGCACTGAATCCGATATTTGTACTGACTTGTCCATTCTTAACTTGGGCGCCAATAACCATCCCGGTACCATAATATTGCCCGTTATAGTTAATCCCGGCTTTTACTGTATATATTGCTGAACCGTCTCCTTTTTGGTCAAAAACAGTTGTTGCCTTGGTTTCAATCGCCGCTTTTTGCTGCTTAAACTGAGCTTGAACCTGCTGAGTACTTTCTGCAAAGGCCTTGTCCATATTGGAAATTGACAATTCATTTTTATAGATACGGCTGTTAGCATCAGTAAACTTGGTGTTTACATCTGTCTGCCAGCGTGCCCATGACTCATTATTATTAACATACAATTCTTTGAGTTCAGAGATTTCGGCTTTTCTATCGCCGTTCTCAACCATCATCCTGCTATTTGAACGAGATGTTGCACTGGCATTTTCTAGAATGCCCTCAGTGTTGTAATCAATCTGAGATTGAAGCGCTTTACCTGCATCAGCTTTAAGAAACGTATCACCGGCAGCGTCAATTATCCAACTTGCATCTGAAGACGACGCCCCTTTAATAAACTCAGTCCACGGCGACTGATTACCAGTTTTATCAACAAGTCGAGCGCGGAAGTAGAAAGCAACACCTGCGGCCAGTCCCTGCATCGTATAAGTTCGCTGAGGATACGGAACATCAGACAACAGCATCAAATCATTGCCGTCATTAGTCTTACTGTATTGAATCTCAGTATGTTGAGTGTCTGATGTGTCTTCGCCAAAGTTCCAATCAATCTGAATACCGAAAATAATCGGGGTTGTACGGAAATTTAAAGGTATAGGAGGGTTACCCTCTTTACCCTTCAACATTGTTTCAGGAGCGTTAGCCCACACACTTGATATCTCAGAGGCATTGATTGCACGAACGCGGGCTTGGTAACGACCAGCGTAGATATTATCGACTTCAAAGCCCAGGGCGGATGTTCTCGGCGCGGATATCCAGTTACTGTTGTCTTTTCGCCACTCTGCTTCATACGCTATAGCACTGTCAGCAGCATCCCAATCAGATCGCAATGTAGTTACAGCCAGCCCCTGCACTATTTTAGTATAAGAAGATATGCGAACGTTTTTTGCTGGTGGCTGAACACCAGGCGGTATTACAGAGATTGGCTTTTCGTCAATTCGAGCACCAGTATCAATATGACTATACTTATCGGGATTGTGACAAACACAGTTAATAGTGAATGTATTATCATTGTTGTCATCAATGCTTGTGACACGATACAACTGAATAGCCAAATCATCAGCATCAACTGACCACACCGCATTTTTTTGTGGCATTTCTGAATATGCCGCAGTGACAGTAACGACTTTGCCGTTGACTGCTTGTACCGTTCTTGCTTCTGATTTGCCGGATGGCAAATTAACTAACAGCCGATCACCCGCTTTTGTGCCTGGCTCTCTGTCTAACGTGATGTTTCTGTTGTTGCATTCAGATACTCTGCCACCGATTACACGCCCGGAAAACAGCTCATCAGCAACACCTATAATATCTCCGGGAAGTGGTATTTTTCCTTCTAACCCAGTAGCAAATGATACAGTTCTGTCATTAGCATTAGTTAGCAAGGCCCATCTTCCGCGCCGATTAGCTTCACTTTGACGAGTACAACCAATAGCCGTAATTTCTGTTTGATTTACACCGTATCGTCTAACCAATTTATTATCAGAAACAACTTCAACGGCATCATTATAGTGATTGCTAGGATCGCCATACGACACAAGAGCGTGAGTATAGCGATTACGCTGGCTACCACTACCATAATTGAACTTTCCATCGACGACCGATGCTTTAGTAAAAATACGACTAACATCACGCGGCATATCAGCAATTGCAAAAATCTTATTATCTGACCAATACGTCATTCCACGAAAAATTGATGCTAAATCACGTAATACTGTATAAGCCTCATTTTGTGCCTGTATATATACATCACATATAAAACGCGGCTCTTTTCCGTTACCGCCCCGGCCATCTGGTACCAATTGATCGCAATACTGAGCAATTCTATAAAGCTCCCACTTATCAACATGGCTCGTATCCAGCCTGTCACCAAGACCGTATAATTTACTTAATAAGATGTCATAAAAAACCCAGGCTGGGTTGCTACTGTGCGCTAATTTAAATGTACCATCCCACATTCCAGAATACGTGCGATTGACAGGATCATAGTTTGATGGAACTTTAATTAATAGTCCTTTAGATAAGACACTAATTTTCGGAATTCGATTATTAAATTGTTCGGCATTAAATGTAACGAATAAAAGTGCGGTATTTGGATAACGTAATTTTACGTCAATAACTTCAGCTATTGCTTGAATATTAATTTTATCAGCATATCGACCTGAATTTTTATTCGGCGTCAGTCTACGTACACGGATTTGCCAGCCAGTAGTTGCCTTGGGTAAGTCAATACGGTGTGAACGCTCATAAGTTGATGTTGTTTTTCCGTCAAATGCAGTTTTAACTACTTGATTAAATCCAGCGCCATCAGTGTTTAAATCTATTTCATATTCAATACGATAGCCTGTTGTATCTCCGTTATCACGCTGCTGCAATAGTTGCGGCACAGAAAACCGGACACGTACAGCTGATAGCTGTGTGTTACTAATAGAACGTATCCACGGCTGATCACTTTTAAGCTCCATTCCTATGTTAATTTCATTATCAACACTCGGCATTCCCTTAATATATTCCTGATGCTGACTACCTGGTCGGAATTCCCATGTGACGCCCTCAAAATTCCTTGAGCCATCAGAATTGCCAATCGGAGTACCATCTAAAAATATCTTTGTATCATCTAGTACTACAGCCGTAGATACCAGAAAGTTGCATTTTCCTTGATGCTCACAACTCTGAGAAACCGCATGAATTAAGCTTTTCTATGAGTGTCTTTTCTGTTGAAAAAAGTAAGTACGGCTGTAGTACTAGTCCTTTCTGTAAAAAATCACCAACTGCAAAAACACCACGAAAAAATTACTTGAATTGCGCCAGCAAAAAGCCGATCTGCCCTATCAAATGCGCCCCCCTTCTCACTAAAGTCGAAGAAGAAAAGCGCTTTCTAACCGACAATGAAACATTTTTTTTCTTACTTCAGCACCTCCGACCACTCAACATCGGGAGCCTATGAAATATCAACCCTACTCAGTAATACCCGGTATTTCTTCCAGGCTGTTAATCCATCCGCCTGGTAGTATCTCAATTGGACAAGAGAAGCCTACACATACGGGTATTATTACACTGCTCTCACTATGTAGTTAAATGCTATATTGCGTGGCCTTGAGACTCCTATAAAAGTAGTATTAGCAGTCCATCTATTTGCAACTACATACCTAGCCCCCAATGAAATGGCTTTATCTTGAGGAGTATCCCACTTTAGCGCCGCACGATCATGAGATGAGAAACTAACAACATTATTAACTGAATTAACATCCTGTAACAAATAAGATCCCTCCTGCCATGACAATAATAAACGAGATGAATCCACCCCTCTTCCATCATCCCATCCCCGGATAAACTCTCCTCTTAAATCGGGTAATCTACCATCAGGATAAGCTTCAGCTAATTTCGGGTACTGTAATTTGTTAAAAGCTGAACCGTTACAAGTAAAATAACCAATAGGTGGGTGGGGCAACGGCCATGGAATAGGAGAACCAATAGGAATTTCACTGGCTGTTTTAATCCGGTTATCTATCTCTTCGCGGGTATACTCACGTAATGAATTTATTACTTCCTGAACAAGCTTTTGTGTAACCGCCAATGTGTCGCTATTGCCAATCACATTTGTAAGTTGAACAACACCTTTTTGTGTTAATGAAGCACTAGGAATATCTGTTGTAATTTTTTGCTCTAATGCTTTATTTAATTGAGCAGTGAGTTTAGCTATGTTTCCATCATCTAGAACATCATCGCCAGATTGTGTCGCGATAAAATCAGCCACAACAGATGATATGGTTGACGATTGACGTAGTGTCTTATTTAACAAGTGAGTGGGAACATTATCTTGTGAAAACCCAGTCTGCAAACTCTGACTTTCTTCATATCTTTCTTGACTCACTACATTAGCATTATTACTAGTAGAGAAAGCTTTAAAATTATTCTTATGACTCATATGCCCTCCTCGAATTAAATAATATTATTTTATAGACGACTTATCACAATTCAGTGTATTTCAATAAAATAATAATAAAACACCCTTATAACTCAGAAGGCTGATTATTTTTATATAATTCCAAGAGTAAAAAACCTAATATTTCCAACCAAAAATATACTAAATCCATTTATATTTAACATCTGGGAACTATTTTTCTCTTATTTCTTCCATCTCTTCCTGAATCTCCCTCTGTTTAACATTCCACACTGAATCTTTAGGTATTTGGACTAAACACCTAGTGAAATCAACAACGCGATTAACGCAATGAAATTGCAACTTCCTGTTATCAGAGGGCAGCTCAGGGAAATCATCGGCTTTAGTAATAGTGTTTATGATTTATCGACGAAGGTGTTTAAGCCTACCAGCCTGAACACTGGCTAATGAACCATAATGACATTAAGTTTACCCAGCCCTTAAAAGGGGAAAATTTGCAGGCACACGCCCCAAATTTTTATCGCTGGTTATCCCATGCCACGAGTAATGATGTAAACAAGATGGTCAGCATTAATGCCACCCTATTTAGGATATTGGCAAACCATTATCGCGTCTTTATTAGCCAGTGAACACAATACCGCAAGCGGCAATATGAAAGCACTAGGTGAAGCCAGGGGAGTTATCAGTTTGTCGGGTTCAGAGGGCATCTTCTGGCAGGAATTAAATTATTTTTGTTGACCCTGTTTGTTATATAAACGAAGATGTCAGAATAAGTAATATTAACTGATGTAAGGAAGGCATATGACATATAGAAAATATAATTCCAGTGTGGAAGGTTACATGGGAGATTATTTAAGGGGTAATGTAGGCATTAATCAGTTAAAACCTCAACATGAATTCTTTGATGCCGTAGGGTTAGAAAAGGTATTGAATGATAATACTCAATACCACATCGTTCTTACGTTATCAGAAGCCAAAAGCATTATTGAAGATATAAGTCCTTTCCGTCCACCGAATCCATATGACGGAGAAGCATTTGCAAGAGGCATGGAGGAGGAAAACAAGAAAAAAAATCCTATGTCGTATGTATTTTCTGTCACAAATCCTGTTTCTACCTATGCCGGAAATATCTATGATTTACATGGGTTCTATGAAGTTTGCAGAGAGTTTAAGAGGTTAAATATCACCGCGACAATACATATGGGAGAAAATGGAAATAGGTATATTCACCTATCAGGGCATGCAGGTCTTAGACGCCTTGTCAGGGGAACACGATACGGTGCCAATCATCCTAAAATGCTGGCAATGGGGATAGGCCAGCAAGGTCTTAATTCAAGTATTGTTAAAGGTGTCAGATTCTGTATTATCTTCTCTATTGGTTACCGAATGATAGAAAGTATTTTTAAGGATGAATATACCTTAGCCGATTTTATCGGCAACATAACAATGGATATGGCTAAGACAGCTATTATCGCTGTTGCCTCTTGGGCTGTAGGTACAGTTTTAACTGCCACAGCTATTTTAGGTGGTAGTATTATTGCTGTTGCCGGAATAGTTTTGGTTACTGGTATTTTGGTAGCTTATGGTTTAGACATTCTTGACAAAAAATATGGAATAAGTGAAAAATTAATAGCTTTTTTAAAAGAAGAAATGAAAAGAAAACCAAGAACACCAGAAGCGGACTTACAACATTTTTTTAATGGATTAGGAAGGTTGAGGTGAATAGTAAATATTTTAAAGCATTAGGAGGACTAATACTATTATTAATAGTGACATTTATGATGTGCTTAGTTATTAATTCTGTTGTTTCATTAATACTAATGAAAGATGAGATAACATTTTCTAGCACAGTTGTCATATGTTTTATGTCCTCTCCTCTATTATTTTATTCTATATCAGGCTCTATTTTTTTCTTTATCTTTGATAGGCTACCTAAATTTAACAAGTTGATTGTTAAGTACCTGAGCATGCTAATGATTGCATCATTTATCGTTAGTTTTCCTATCTCTTTTTATGTTAGCTATAAGTTAAAAAATGAGGGTTATTTAACATGTGATAAAATCTCATGGATGTCGCCCACAACTTATGTCAAAAACATTAAATTATGTGAGTGAAAAATTTTGTAAATATTCATGTTTTCGCCTATTTAGCCTCTGATTTTTAGGGGCTTTTCTATTATTTTTATGGTGTTAAATAGTGCTTTCTGTAAAAAATCACTAACCGCAAAAACACCATGAAAAAATTACTTGAATTGTGCCAGCAAAAAGCCGATCTGCCCCATCAAATGCGCCCCCTTCTCACTAAGATAGGTTTGGGTGACTTCAAGCGGGGTTATTTCATCGTTGACCATGAGACACGTACCCGTACCGACAATATCACTGAACCAGGATTTATTAAAGCCCACACTGACAAATTATGTGGGCGGTGGTCTGGTTAAGACTCTAACTCTATCAAAGTGCTGGAAGTGAAAACCACGAGGGCATTACTCCCCCCTTTCCTTACTTCGGCATCTCCGGCCACTCAATATCAGAGGTCCACACACATGGGGATTATTATGCTGCTCTCACTATGTAGTTAAATGCGATGTTGCGGGGGCGAGTTTCGTTTGCTGTTCTTGTAACTCTGGATGCATCAAAATTGACAACTTTTCCGGGATCGTTCCCTGCTGTTGTATTACCTGACAATGTGTCTGCAACTGTTGTGAATGCTCCTGCCGGGTTAGTAACATATGCTCTGAGAGTTGTAAATGACCCTGTAATATTTTGTAGAGCATCTTCCTGTCGCGAACCACACATGCGGCCGGGATCAACGCCTCGGCTATCATCCCATCCCCGAATAAACTCGCCTCTTAAATCAGGTAACCTACCATCAGGATAAGCTTCCGCTAACTTCGGATACTGTAATCTATTAAAAGGTGAACCATTACAAACGAAATAACCGAAAGGTGGATGAGGTAACGGCCACGGAATAGGAGAGCCAACAGGAATCTCATTGGCTGTTTTAATCCGGTTATCTATCTCTTCGCGCGTATACTCACGTAATGAATTTATTACTTCCTGAACAAGCTTTTGCGTTACCGCCAATGTGTCACTATTGCCAATCACATTTGTAAGTTGAACAACCCCTTTTTGTGTTAATGAAGCACTAGGAATATCTGTTGTAATTTTTTGTTCTAACGCTTTATTTAATTGAGCGGTGAGTTTAGCTATGTTTCCATCATCCAGAACATCATTACCAGATCGTATCGCAATAAAATCAGCCACGACAGATGATATCGTTGACGCTTGACGTAATACTTTATTTAACAAGTGTGTGGGAACATCATTTGGTGGGAATCCAGTAGGCAAACTTCCACTCTCTTCATATTTTCCCTGACTCACTACATTCGCGTTATCATTAATAGAAAAAGCCTTAAAATCATTCTTGTAACTCATATACACCCCTTAAATTAAATGATGTTATAATCAATACATTGAATTATTGTAAAAATAATCCTCTGTAATTCATGCCAATCAAAGTCTAGTTCAGAAAAATAATAATTCAGTATCATTATTAATTACAAGGTTAACTTTTTTATATAATTTTGGAGTCAAAAATATACCCAAAAATTTATATTAAACATCTGAAAAATATTTTTCTTTTATTCCCTCTACCTCTTCCTGCAACTCCCGCTGCTACATTTTTCATCATAAAAGAAACAAACCCCGTTCTTTTAAACGAGGTTTGTCAGTGGTCCGAAGCCACCGTTAGGCAGCTTTTATCGATTTAGATCACATTCAGAATATGATTTCAAAAGATGTTTTTTCAAAATTGAATAAACATTTATTCATTGCGACTATCTATTAACAAAACTATCAATAGCAATCAGGGTCACAATGGTCCTGTTTATCACTCCGGCACCTCCGGCCATTCAATATCGGGAGCCTGTGAAGTATCTACCCTGTTCAGTAATACCCGGTATTTCTTCCATGCCAATAAAGCGGCCTCTTCAGACTTTGTCGAGATTTCCAGGTCAACAGAGTCTTGGAGTAACGATAGTATTTCATTCGCTTGTCGTAACAGTGTTGTTTTCTGCTGCTTGGCTTCTTCAATCTGATGAGATTTCAGTAGCTCTTTATCAGCTACCCACTCTTGACCATCCCACTTATCGTAGTCAGTGACGGGTTCTTTAAAAGTCAGGGTTTCAGGTAGTTCACCGATTTCAATAACTTCCTGCGGCAAACGTGTCTGCTTGTTATAAGCTGTTTTTCCACGGTAATCGGATACAATCAGCCAATGGGTTAAATCAGATGAACGACAAGCGACATATCCCTCCTTAATATCAGGTGGTGCATCTGTGCAAGCATTAGCAGGAAGACCGACACCAATAGGAAGATACTCATCAGTACTGTTTAAATATTCCAGCGTAATCGCATCGTAATTAAACACAATGATACTTCCGGTACTGATAGCAATATTATTTTTATCCAATACAGCCTTATTCATCAGACAATCCTCACAATGTAATTAAATGCTACGTTTCGCGGACGTGTTTCTGTTCCTGTTGAAGCAGCAACCGCATTATCCATATAACCGAAACCACCAGACCCCATTCCGATAGCAATGCCTAGTCCGCGAGAATCAATCCCGTAGTTAACGTTTTGGTAGACACTATTGAGAATACGGCTTGGTGTACCCAAACCCTCGGCTCCAGCATTTGAGTTGGACCACATCCGGCCAATCCTGTGACTATGTGGAGCAATATCTGCCAGTTGATTGGAAAGTAGATATCGATTAACGTCCACCCCACGCCCATCATCCCAGCCACGAATAAATTCACCCCGTAAATCGGGTAATACGCCACTAGGATAAGCTTCCGCTAATTTTGGATATAAATATTTGTCAAAGATAGCTCCATTACATTTCGCCCACCCATTTGGTGGTATGTTAGTCGGCCAAGGAAGAGGTATTCCTACCGGGATTTCTTCAAGTACAGATATGTTCATTATGCTGCCCTTACAATATAGTTAAATGCCATGTTTCGTGGTCTTGACACTCCTATAAAATTAGAATCCGCTAACCATTCTGCTCCAGTTGAATAATTTACAGCTTTTACTGAAAAATAGGGCAACGGCCACGGGATAGGAGAACCCACAAGTATATTAATTTCTTCACGTAATGAATTTATTATTTTCTGAACAAGCTTTTGTATAACCGCTAATGTGTTGCTATTACCCAAATTTAATTGATCGATAAGTTTGGCTCTACTCATACCTTTCTTGACTCACGACATTAACATTATCATTAATAGATAAAGCCTTAAAATTATTTCTCTTGCTCATATACTCCTCTTAAATTAAATAATTTTTCATGTAATAAACATATTAAGTTATTATAAAAACACTTCCTATGCAATTCACACCAATCAAAGTCTAGTTCAGAAAAAGGATAATAAGATATTCCCATTACTTATAAGGTTAGTTGTTTTTTACATAATCACAGTAATAAGCAATTCAATATGTTAGAGTCAAAAATACATCCAAGAATCTATATTTAATCTCTAGAAACTATTCTTCTTTCACCCTTTCCTGCAATTCAATAAATATCTATCATCAACTTCAATGGGTAAAAAAATAAGCCCCATAGAGGCTTTATTTAATATTGTTCAACAAAACTTCCTACGTTACCACCTCCAGATTATTTAGCAGCTTCAATCCTCTGGGTTTCGAGCATGATTGGTGTATGATGATGTCCGGAACGCGCATACATAATGGTTCCGGTTACGCTTACACGGTGCCCGACAAGGCTTCGATACTCGTTATAAAATTCGGACTGGACTACCAGCTGCATAAAGTTACGCTCCCCCCATTCCGGTGCCCCCTTAGCACATCCTATCGTCTTATCCGGTTGCAGCACCCAATAAGTCTCAGGGATATCCCCGTTTTCCACGTTTTCGTAATTTGGTGAGCCAGGATAGGTAATCCTTAATAACGTGCCATCAAGAGTCACTTTTTGCCCTTCTTCATGGCAGTTCTCTGTTATTTTACCTGCTGCAATTCTTCTGTACATTTCTCACGAAGTTTCCAATTCTGCTTTACCAAAGCTTTAAAGTCCGCACTGTTGGCCGTAGCCAATTTCGGCCATTCCCGCAACACCTGCATAGTGCAGCAAAAGATAATCATGCAGAGCGATGACTTCAGCCAAAGTAACGTGCTTAATCATTTGTCGGTCAGTGCTTTGTTAGTTACATCAAATTGGCCGATAAGCTGTGAAAATTCCGCATTTAACATTGCCTTACAATACTCTTCAAAACTGGCTTTGCTGATCACAATAGCGGATTCATTGTTACGTCGGGTTATTTCTACTGGTTCGCCAGCAATAGCTTGATCGAGGACTACTCCAAGGTTTTCCCGAGCTCTGCTGTAAGTGACAGTGATCATAATTCAATTCCTTCTCTGGTTAGTTGCACTTATTTTTTGTACATATTTTGTGTACCTAATGCAATCTTTATACTCTACAATTGAACAAAAATAAAACAACAAGCACAAAAAGACGAATTAGGCTGTCAAAATTTTCAGCGGTTTTAGGTGTACTTCTAAACAGTATTAGAAACGTTCTACTAATGCCGGATTTGCGCCCAAAATAACCCGTATCGACCATTGTCCTTGTCCGCTAACGTTTATTTATTAAATAAATAACTTAACTCAGCAACTAATTTAATAAAAATTTAATCTACATATGGCATATACAATTAAACAATCCTCGTAATAAAATAACCATAATCATTATGTTATCAAAAAATTTGTCTTTACTGGTAATAAAGTATTAAACTGACTACACAACTCAAACATACCACGATTGACATCCGAAAGCTGTGAAAAAAGGAATTATAATATGAACCATCACACCACCCTATCACCTCAAATTATCAACACACTGGCAGCAAGTAATGATCCTTGGGGAGTCAAAGATAAAAATTCATGCTTTATTTACGGCAATCTGGCATTAAAATCTCTTCAGAACTTTTCAAATTCATTTGAATTTGAGGGGTTTTATGAGAACGAACTTCCTTGGGATAGTGCTAAATTTGCAGAAGAATTTATTAAGCATGATAAGAAAGTGATGGAAAAACAACAAAGAATATGTTCAGTTGAAACACATATATTTGGCAGAGAACAAGTTCTATCATCTTATTTTTTCGAAAAATTTCCTTTTTATCATGAAGATGGAAACTGTATAGGAGTCATATATCATGGCTGGAAAGCCCCAAATTATTCATTAACTCATCTGTATCAATATCATGATAAACTACCCGCCTCCATTATGCTCCAACCACCGATTGATCTTTTTACTCAACGTGAATGGGATATCATTTTCCTCTTTCTACAGAAAAATACCAGAAGACAGATCGGGCGGATATTGAATATTGCCTATCGTACTGTTGAATCTTATATGGTTAGGATATATCGCAAAATAGGTATTAATTCCGGTCAACAACTGGAAGAATATTGTCGGGCCAATAATTTTAATCACTATATACCGGAAAGATTTTTATTATCTTAAATTAAGTATTTATTCTCTGTTTCATATGTTGTCTTTGTCCATAATTAATGGACAAAATAGCCAGTCTTGCTGGAATATATTTTTATTTGCAAAAATTATAGTTATATTCAATAATTTTTTAAAGGTTATACATGAAAAAATTTGGATATAAAAAAGTTCCTTTTATTACCACTCAGTTAACAAATACATGGGATAGAAGCACAGAATCATGGTTCGTAAAAGATAAGGAATTCAGCTTTATTTATGCAAATACTGTTTCTATTAAAGCCAATAAGTTACCTGAAAACTTTAATATTATTGGATATACTGACAAAGAATTACCTACACCATTCAATCACTTTGCTAACCTTTTTGAAGAGCATGACCGAAAAGTCTTAGCGTGTATGCAACGAATATCATCTATTGGCACTTACCCTCAAGGCAATGGTCAACAACTTAAATCCTATTTTTGTAATAAATATCCATTAATGGATGAAGATAATCAATGTATTGGAATCATTTCTCACGCCAAAGAAATAGATCATTTCACAGTATCTCATTACATTATGAATAATATGTCTATATCCGTTAGACTTAGGCCACCTAACAATATATTGACACAGAAAGAATGGATAATAATATTTCTATTCTGTCGCGGCATTAGTAATAAATATATTGCTGATGAAATGAAAATCTCATACCATACCGTGGAAAAATATTTTGAAAGTATCTATCATAAACTATCAGTTCGATCATCGATTGAACTAAGGCTATTTTGCAAAGAAAATGGCTATGATATATATATTCCACCAAGATATTTTCAACCTATAGGTCACTTTTTATTATAAACAATCGATTTTGTTATTATATATTTCCTCCTCTGATTTATTTAATTAATCTAATTAGCTAAGGAGATAACTATAAATTTTCAAAGTGATTTTATGCCAACAAATATCATTTATTGCGTATAAACCATACTGTTTTTTAGCGCCTTATTGAGCGCTTATTAAATTCATCGTAATAGTTAACTTTTTAGTGCCAAGATGTATATTTTTTTGTATATTTTAGTATTAATCTCCCTGTGATAAGCAAGCCATTAATTAGCACTTTAACATCAATTACCATTATTCATAATAAATTACAGTAATACAGGGCTACATAGCCCTGATTACATTATTATTATGGTTTTTCAGGCAATTGCACGCAAACATTTATTACTCTTCCATCTGGAATATCGCATAGGTCACCATCATTGTAATAAACGATTTCCCCTATTTCAGTTACGCTTTTGACACGCTTATTTTGAGCAAATTTCGGAGCATCTGTATTTTGACGGTGGTAACATTCAATTGTTATATCACCGTTGGATGTGTCTACCGATTCATAAACCCAAATAAGATTTAACCCGTTGTTGTCTGCTGGGACAATAATACCGCTATGAATTCCCCGCGCACCATCTTTAGCAAAACCATTGCAGCCGCTGATACAATATTTCCCTGTATCTATGTGCTTAACAGTAACGCCTTCAGCTTCGCTAGTTAACTCGTAAGTTCCGTCAGGGTGAATATCTACAATTGGGCTGAATACTCTGAGATTGCCATTAGCGTCGGGACGCGCATTTTTATCTGTCCAAAGCCGGCTAACTTTTGTATCACCGCCCCCATCATGTCCGTGGATAAAGCTAATACCGGCATGCTCATACTGTGCGATAAATCCAGCCCATACGTCATGCATTCTTGTTACATAGCCGCCTGACCATGGATATCCAATGCCACCATGATTTCCACTAAATCTGAATGCATGACCGCCCTGCGGCAATGATCTTATCCATGCTGAAAAATCACTTATATTTGCTTGAGTAACATATTTTGCCTGGATAAATTCAGATCCTTCGGATTTTGCATATGCCCCAATATCCGCCGCAGTCGGTTTATTTTTTGTTGTATAAATATCAACCCAATCTTCCTCAAAGCCATAATTATCACGGGCTGAACGATAAGCAATCCCTCTATTTTTATACTGCACTTTCAACTGAAAAGCTGGGCAACTCCCAACGCCATTATTGAAGTGAGCAACATGCGCAGAATCTACTCCAGGGTTCAACAAATCATATAATCCTGTATCTGCATTCCAAGGGACTTGATTATTAACAGAATATTTTCCTGTTAATCCGAGCCTAAATGCTCCCACATCCCCGGCATTCAGAATGACATCCCCGGTCAACCCCTTCCCGTTAATTTTTCTACTATTCGGTACAGCATTAGCGGCCTGATTTACCGTCTCCAATAAACCGAGATTTTTCACAAACGCATTTTTATCAGGAATATCTGCACCATTTTGGTTTTTTACTAATCTGCTGTTAGCATTATTATTGACATCAGAAACCAATTTTTGAGTTGCTGCCAGTGAATGACTATCGCCTGTTTTATCTGTGAGTTGAACTATTCCTTTTTGGGTTAATGAAGCATTTGGAACTGTTGCTGTGATTTTTTGTTCTAAAGCTTTGCTTAATTGTGTGATGAGTTTAGCTATATCCCCATCATCCAGAACATCATCTCCACACTGTGTAGCAATAAAATTAGCCAGTACAGATGATATCGTTGACGACTGACGTAATACCTTATTGAGCAAATGAGTCGTAATATTCTCTGGTGGAAAACCCGTTTTTAAAGGTGGGCTTTCTTCATATCTCTCTTGACTCGCTACATTAGCATTATTACTAATAGAAAAAGCTTTAAAATCATTCTTAGGACTCATATACTTTCCTCAGATTAAATAATACTATTTTATAATTAATATATTGAATTATTGTAAAAATAATTCCCCCGAAACTTACGCCAATCACAGTCTAGTCCGAGGCAATAATAATGAAATATTCTTATGACTTAGAAGGTTAACTATTTTTATATAATTGGTGAGAATAAATAGCCCGACAATTTTCGACTGAAAATATATCCAAACCATTTATATTTATCGCATTAAATCTCTCCTTTTATTTCTTTATGAAACTTTCTGCAATAATATTTACGGGATCTATTGAAATAATTAATACCAAAATACCAACTCATTCTTATTTATTTTCACAAAACCTATAAACCATTGTTACAGAATCTTCATAAGTGAAGTCAGGCACTGGGTTGTTACAAATATCTGAGTGGAACTTAAAATACAACTTTATATCTTGTAGCTATACCATTTTAAGTAAGTTTTTTATTTCATTATTCTTCAAAAACTAAATTAAGCATAATTTACCTAACCTTAATTTTATTTAAGTTTAGTTATTCCAACAGCCAAAAAATTCAAACCCGGTTTTTGGGTTAAAAAGCCCATAATAGTTGATTGTGCTGACAATTCAAAAATATGTCTTATAAAATCACAATATCTCACAGACTCTATTTAAGATGCATTCTTTAATTGATCGCACATTATTTCAATTAAATACTATTTTATTCGCATTATTCTGGCCCAGAGATAACACCTTTTCTTTCATCCTATTACAAATCATCGTTATAAGAGTCGCTCTCCCCATCCCTGGTTTATGACAGAAAATTTTTAACACATGTCACTCAATTACTCATGACTGAAAAATTAAATTCATTAATTTATCTGATTAGTAATCATTATAAAATATTTTTATACAATATAGTATTATCTGTTATATTTACTCATAATTAAAATTATCATATAAAATAATAGTAAGGTTTAATTAATAAATATATGTATTTTGACGCGCAAGTTATTATATTCTATTATAAGGCCAAGATATTCTAAGTATGGTGAAGGTATAATTA